TGATTGGCAGGCCAAGCAAGAATAATATTGGTAAAATCAACCTATTCCCTGTGGGAGTAGATACAGCGAAAGAATTAGTGTATGCTCGCCTGAAGATGACTGAAGAGGGCGCGGGATATTGTCACTTCCCGATTGGACGAAACGAGGAATACTTTAGGATGCTTACCGCAGAAAAAAGGGTGGTTAAGTATTTCAAAGGGCGTCCAAAGCGTGAGTGGGTGAAGATCAGGCAGCGCAACGAAGCGCTTGACTGTCGGGTTTACGCAACCGCTGCTTTAGCCGTTTTAAATATAAATATGGACGCAGTTGCAAAACAGGCCCAAAATAAGGTACAATCGGACAAACCTCAGCAAGTCAGGCGTCCAGCTATACCGCGCCGCAATTCGTTCGTTCACGGTTATAGGTGATAGATGGCCAATTTATTCGACGCAGCAAACGCACCGACTACTGAACCAACTGACTTTGTGGTTGGTGATTTTGTACAATGGAAGCGAACTGACCTAAGCGATGATTATCCAAATACTGCATACACGCTGACTTATGTGTCAAGGGATGCAGGCGGTGGCTCACATGAGTTTTCTGTCACTGGAACCGCAAGCGGATCTGATTATTTATTTACTATTCTAGGATCTGCGTCTGATGGCTTCAGCGCTGGACACCACAAATGGCAACTTGAGATTGTACGAAACAGCGACAGTGAGCGCATCGTGCATGAGACGGGTCACTGGGATATTCATGTTGACATGGATGTTAATGGCGTTGACCCAAGGTCATTCGCTCAAACCATGGTTGATAAGATCGAGACCATACTTACCGGCAAGGCTGATAGTGATGTTGGCAGTTATTCTATTGCTGGCCGGTCATTAACGAAGATGACCTTCGCTGAACTAGAAGAGGCTAGAAATAGGTACATGGGCATCTACAAGCGTGAGCAAGCAGATGAGGCAGTCAAGAAGGGCAAGCCAAGCCCTAACACGATCAAAGTGAGGTTTAGCTGATGGGTGTACTTGATCTCTTCAAGCGGTCGAAGAAAAAGCCGCAGCGCCGTAATTATCAAGCAGCCGCCAAGGGGCGGCTTTTCGCTGACTTTCATGGGTCAAATAGAAGCGCTGATAGTGAAATACGTTGGGCGCTGCGTGATTTACGCAACCGCAGCCGTGATTTAGAGCGCAATAACGAGTATTTTCGGCGGTATTTGCAGCTTTTGCGGGTAAATGTTGTCGGAGAGAATGGCTTTAACCTACAGATCAGAGGCAGAAACCCAGATAATTCGCTAGATCGCGCTGGAAATAACATAATTGAGGGCGCTTGGCGTGATTTCTCGCGTTTCGGCGGGCCAACCATTGATGGCGGGCTTTCAATGGTGGATTTGTGCAATCACATCATATCTGGCGTTGCGCGTGACGGTGAGGTGTTCCTGAAGATCGTTAAGGGAAATTATCTGCGCTACGGCATAGGTTTGCAGCTTATTGAGCCTGATCTTGTGGACGAAGAGAAGAATGAGCTTGCTGCAAATGGCAATCAGGTGCGTATGGGTGTTGAGCTTGACAGTAAAACCAAGCGTCCGATTGCGTATTATGTGCTGAATTACCATAAGGGCGACTATGATTACATGACGCCAGCCGCAGAGCGCAAATATACGCGGGTATCTGCGGATGAGATGATGCACATCTATCGCCCAGAACGCGCAGATCAGACTAGGGGTGTTCCTTGGTCTGTTGCTGCGATTGCTTCATTGAAGATGCTGCATGGCTATCGTGAGGCTGAATTGATTGCGGCTAGAACTGGTGCTGCCAAGATGGGCTTCTTCACCAGTCCTGCTGGAGATGGATTTACGGCTGATGGGTTTGACGATGAGCAAAATACTGTTCCCATCTATGATGCTGAAGCCGGTACATTCCATCAACTGCCTGCTGGCGTTGATTTCACCCCATTTGATCCCACGCACCCGACATCTGCGTTTGCTGACTTTGAGAAGGCAATTCTGCGCGGCATAGCTGGTGGCTTGGGCGTAAGCTATACATCATTGGCCAACGATCTTGAGGGAACAAGCTATTCGTCTATACGTCAGGGTGCATTGGAAGAGAGAGATTTCTACCGCACGTTGCACAGATTTATGATCGATCACTTCCTTGATCCGTTCTACCGCATTTGGCTAGAGCATGTGATGGATCATGGATTTGTACCTATTTCTGGTGAAAATAAGGTGTTTAAGTTCAGCCAAGACGTAACTTGGCGCGGCAGAGGCTTCCAGTGGGTTGATCCGCTCAAGGAGATGAATGCTGCTGTTGTAGGATTGCAGAACGGCATCTTGAGCCATTCTGACATTGCTGCGACTTATGGGCGTGATGCAGAAGACACGTTTGCCCAGATTGAGCGTGACAAAGAGCTTGCGGAGCAATTTGGTCTATCTATGGCTTATCAGCCGTTTGGCATGAAGCAGCCAGTACCAGCAGAGGTGGATGATGTCGAACAAACCGACTGATGGAATGGTAGAAGAAGCGAAGCGCGGCTTAGAATGGCGGCGTGAGTTTGGGCGTGGCGGTACTGAAGTTGGCATTGCTAGAGCGCGTGACATATCCAATGGCAAGAATTTGTCAGACGATACAGTCAAGCGGATGTTCAGCTTCTTTAGCCGTCATGAGGTGGATAAGAAGGCTGAGGGGTTTCGCGTAGGCGAAAAGGGTTATCCATCAAATGGCCGTATCGCATGGGCGCTTTGGGGCGGTGACGCGGGCTTTTCGTGGAGCAGACAGATTGCAGGGCGGTTGGATAAAGAAGATCGCGCCGCTGGCGTGACAGATGCGGTTAAGACTGGCTTGGCCAAGAAAGCTAAGGATCACAACGAAAAGGTTGGTGATGTAGCGTCTAAGCGCACGAGTACACGCACGCTAACGGCTGTATTCAAGCGTGGCATTGGCGCTTATAAGACAAACCCGCAGAGCGTCAGACCTAACGTAAAGTCACCTGAGCAGTGGGCATATGCCCGCGTGAACAGCTTTTTATATGTTCTGCGCAATGGCAAATTCCGCAGCGGAAAGCATGATACTGACCTTCTGCCAAAGGGTCATCCAATGGCTAACGATGAAAGGGGTAGCGCAGATATGGCAAAAGATGATATTATCGGTCTTGAACTGAAGGGATCAGCAGAGATGGAAGAGCGTCACATATTAAACGTGGAAGAGACAGATGATGCTTACACTGTCACTTTTGCGAAGCCTGATCAGGACGATCAGCCAGAAGAAATGCAGACTACTCAGGAAGATGATGAGCGCATTCAGAATTACGATGATGAAGAGCGTCTTGACCGTGAGAAGATGGAAACTCGCGGCATGTCGTTTGACGGTAAGGTTGTTGACGAAGATAAGCGTACTGTTCGCATTGCTGTATCCAGCGAAGAGCCAGTAGAGCGTAGCTTTGGCAATGAAATATTAGATCACAATGAGCGCAGCATTGATCTTAGCTTTGCTAAGTCAGGTCGTATGCCGTTGCTCTTGGATCATGACCCACGCCAGCAGATTGGTGTGGTAGAGGACGTAAGCCTTGATGGATCGGCCCGTAGATTGCGGGCGACTGTGCGTTTCGGAAGAAATGGACTTGCCAAAGAGGTTTTCGACGATGTTGTTGATGGTATCAGAAGCAACATCAGCGTTGGCTATCATGTCAACGATATGGAGCGTCAAGATGCGGATAGCTACCGCGTGAAGTCTTGGCTTCCAATGGAAGTATCAGTTGTTAGCATACCCGCAGACCGGACAGTCGGGGTAGGCCGTGCAGCAGAGAAGCCACCCGCTCAACCTATCACTGAAGCTCCTATTAGAGAGGAAAATATCATGTCGGAAGATAACAAGATCGACATCGATGCGGTAAAGGCCGAAGCTACTCGCGCTGCCGCAAAAGATACTGCTGAAATGTACCGCTTGGCTGCAAAGCACAACAAGCGTGACTTGGCAGACAAAGCCGTATCAGAAGGCCGCTCACTCGCAGAATTTCGCGGTGAATTGCTGGACGTAATCGGTAATGCACCATTGGATACGCCAAATGAAATCGGACTTGCCCCGAAAGAGGCCCGTCAGTTCTCATTGCTTCGCGCTATCCGCGCCCATGCAAACCCAACTGATCGCTCTGCACAAAAGGCTGCTGCTTTTGAATTAGAAGCTGCTGCTGCTGCGTCAGACGCGATGGGTGTTGAAGCACAAGGCATTATGATCCCAGCAGATGTATTGCGTAGCTGGAAAGTGCGCGACATGAACACATCTGACGATGCTGGCATCATTGCTGACGATTTCCGTGGCGGCGATTTCATCGACGTATTGCGGAATGCTTCATCAGTTATGCAAGCTGGTGCAACAATGCTGACAGGCTTGTCAGGCAACGTGAAGATCCCAAAGAAAACAGCCGCATCATCTGCCGGTTGGATTTCATCTGAGGGTGGCGCATCTGCTGAAAGCGAGCCAACTGTTGGTCAGGTCACTATGGCACCTAAAGTATTGGGCGCACATACAGACATCACACGCCTCATGATGCAGCAATCATCTTTGGATGTTGAAGCATTGGTGCGTAATGATCTGACAGCTTCTATCGCTCTGGCGATTGATCTGGGTGCATTGGCTGGTTCAGGATCATCTGGTCAGCCAACTGGTGTAAAGAACACATCAGGCATCAACACACCAACTGACTTTGCAGCAGCTAACCCAACATTTGCTGAAGTTGTAGCGATGGAAACTGCGGTAGCAGAAGACAACGCTCTTCAGGGCAACTTGGCTTACATCCTGCCAGCCAGCATGTACGGTGCGTTGAAAACAACCACAAAAGACAGTGGTTCAGGCCAGTTCGTAGTTGCTCCAGATGGATCAATGAACGGTTACAATGCAATCGTATCAAACCAAGTCACTGCTGGTGATCTGTATTTCGGCAACTTTGCTGACTTGCTGATCGGCATGTATGGCGGTTTGGACATTGTTGTAGATCCATATACTGCGTCTAGCTCAGGCACAGTACGGATTGTTGCACTGCAAACTGTAGACGTAGCTGTACGTCACGCAGTAAGCTTTGCATTCAACAATGACGGTTCATAAGAATGCTAACTTGGGAGGGCCACTTGGCCCTCCTTTCCAATAAGGGGCAAAAGATGAAATACATTATCCTTAAATCCTGTGTTGCTGCTGGCCAAGCTAGAAAGGCTGGAGACATAGTTGAATTGAGCGCGGATGAAGCTACTGCGCTAAAAGGATATGGACGTATTGACGTGGCTCCAGAGCCTAAGCCTATTAAGGCTCCTACGGATCGGGCCGCAAAGCCTAAAACCACAAGGGCGAAAAAATGAAGATTACTCTGATTAAAGACGCATCTTGGGGCGGTAAGAACGGCAAAGCTGGTGCAAGCCATACAGTTGATGATCGTGTTGCCCAGAAGCTAATTGATCGCGGATATGCTAAGTCATATGTAAAAGAAGAAAAGGCTGAAGAAGATGGCACTGCCACTAGCGAGTGATTTAGCCGAAATATTCAACATTGATGAGTTCGCTCAATCAATCACATATCAACGCGCTGCTGGGCGTGGGGATAGCACAATCAAGGCTATCTTCGACAACGAGACTATCCCAATTGACGCTGGTGGAATGACAACTGTTCATCAGGAGCAGCCTAGAGTAACGTGTCGAACCGTAGATGTTCCATACATTCAGTATGATGACGCTATGATAGTATCATCAGATACTTATTATGTTCGCGCTTGGATACATGATGGCACTGGCGTTACTGTTGTGCAGTTGGAGAAATCTTAATGGCTCATGTTAGGCAGCAAATAAGAGACAGAATTGTCTCTGTGCTGAAGTCCAATGCATTATTGGTGAGGCGTAGGGTGTTTTCGTCTAGGGTATATGCTCTAACAGAGAAAGACCTTCCTGCGATTACGGTTTATACGGGATCAGAAGCATCTGCTCTGCAAACCATTGGTGTAAAAACGTCTGCGCGTATTGTTTCTGTTGAGGTGGATATATACGTGCGAGCAACGAATAATTTTGATAATGATGTGGACGCTATCGCTGTCCAGATCGAAGAGGCAATAGCCAATGACTTCAATGTCAATGGCCTTGCAAAGTCGGCTGTATTAACTGCCACAGACATCAACTTTTCAGGTGAAGCGGAACAACCAGTAGGTTCCGCAAAGCTGACATTTGATGTAAGGTATGATACAGCTATCGATGACGTAGAAACGGCCAGATAAGGAGGCTCCAATGGCTACACACACAGGCAGCGAAGGAACCGTAAAGGTCGGTGCTAACGCTATAGCAGAAATCCGCTCTTTCAGCTTAGAGGAAAGCGCGGATACCTTAGAAGATACAACTATGGGCGACACTGCTCGCACATACAAATCATCTTTGACAACATTCACTGGATCAGTTGATGTTTTCTGGGATGAAACTGATACAAATGGCCAAGGCGCTTTGACTATCGGCGCTTCTGTTACGCTTAATGTCTACCCTGAAGGCGATGCTTCTGGCGATACATATTACAGCGGTGCAGCCATCGTTACCGGCGTTACACGTTCATCATCATTTGATGGCCTTGTGGAAGCGTCAATAACTGTGCAAGGTAGCGGGGCATTAACAGCTACAACGGTGTAACCCATGTCTAACCCTATAGACGCCTTAGACGATTATTTATCGAATATCGAAACAAGGCATATAGAAGTAACTTTACGCGCAGGGGCCAAGCCTCTGCGTGTTTACTATACCCCTATGACTTCTGGAGAGATGTCATCTATCCAGCGGAAGCATTCGGACTTTCCATCTGCCAACATAGACGCCTTGATTGATCTGATTATCTTGAAGGCTCTAAAGGAGGATGGCGAAAAGGCTTATACGATTGAACATAAGCCTAAACTGAAGCGCATCCCCCATGAGGTGATTTATAAATTGAGCGCACCCATGATGTCTGCTGGCTCTGTTGAGGAAGCTGAGGGAAACTAAAGAAAGACCCATTCAGGTTTAATTTAATCGCGTTAGCAGATAGATTGGGCCGCACCATTAGTGAGATTGAGAAAATCACGCTAACGGAGTATAATGAATGGGTCGCATACTTTAAGATCGTGGACGAAAGGCGGGAAGAAGATGGCAAGCGCAGAACAGCTAAAGTTTGAACTTCTTGCGGTTGACCGCGCTA